ACCGGATGGCCGCCCGCCCGCCCCCTTTTCCGCAAATTGCGCTTGGACACATGATTGTTGATAAAGAGGACTAATGAGGAGGCGCCAGCGAAGCTTAGTTAGTGATGCTTGGGCCCAAAGTTTTGGCTCTGCTATCTATAAATGTAAATGTATGGCCCAATAGTGTTTAACTTTAATTTGAAATGCCCAAGCGGGATGCCCCATGGCGCTCTCACCCTGGTACGGCCAAGGTAAGCCGCAATTTGAATTACTCTCCCCGTGGAGGTTATGGGCCCAAATATGATAAGGCCTCTGCTTGGGTTACCCGGCCCATGTATAGGAAGCCCAGGATCTACCGTTTGTACAGAAGCCCAGATGTCCCTAAGGGATGTGAAGGCCCATGTAAGGTCCAGTCCTATGAGCAGCGTCATGACGTCTCCCATGTTGGCAAGGTGATCTGCATATCGGATGTGACCCGCGGCAATGGTCTCACCCACCGTGTTGGTAAGCGGTTCTGTGTTAAGGCCGTCTACATTATGGGCAAGATCTGGATGGACGAGAATATCAAGCTGAAGAACCACACCAACAGCGTCATGTTCTGGTTGGTGAAGGATAGGAGACCCTACGGTACCCCTATGGACTTCGGCCAGGTGTTCAACATGTATGACAACGAGCCGAGTACGGCCACTGTTAAGCAGGATCTCCGTGATCGGTACCAGGTTATGCACCGTTTCTATGGCAAGGTGACCGGTGGTCAGTATGCGATCAATGAGCAGGCTCTTGTTCGGCGTTTCTGGAAGGTGAACAACCACGTTGTGTACAACCACCAGGAAGCCGGGAAGTACGAGAACCACACTGAGAACGCCCTGTTATTGTATATGGCATGTACTCATGCGTCTAACCCTGTGTATGCGACCTTGAAAATTCGGATCTATTTTTATGATTCGATAATGAATTAATAAATTTTGAATTTTATTGAATGACGTTCTATTACATGATTGACATACGGTTTGTCTGTGGCGAATCTAACAGCCCTGATTACATTGTTTAACGAAATAATGCCTAACCTATCTAAGTACAACATAACTAAATGCTTAAACCACTCCAAATATGTCGTCCCAGAAGCTGTCAGGGATGTCGTCCAGACTTGGAAGTTCAGGAAGGCCTTGTGTAGATGCAGCGCCCTCCTCAGGTTGTGGTTGAACCTGATCTCGATCGTGTATATCCTGGTCGTTATGTATGGCAGATCCTCTACGTTGTATATCCTGAAATAGAGGGGATTTGGTACCTCCCAGATATACACGCCATTCCTGGCTTGAGGAGCAGTGATGGGTTCCCCTGTGCGTGAATCCATGGTTCCTGCAGTTGAGGTGGACGTATATTGAACAGCCGCAGTCCAAGTCAATTCTCCTACGCCGGACTGCCCTCTTCTTGGCTACCCTGTGTTGAGGTTTGATAGAGGGGGGAGTCGAGGAAGACGAATTCTGCATTGTAAAGGGTCCACCTCTTGAGCGATGCGTTTTCTTCCTTCTCCAGGAAGTCTTTATAAGAGGATCCCTCCCCTGGATTGCATAGTACGATTGAGGGGACCCCGCCTTTAATCATGATTGGCTTTCCGTATTTGCAGTTTGTCTGCCACTGAGTTTGGGCGCCAATGAGATCCTTCCAGTGTTTAAGTTTTAAATAACTAGGGCTTACGTCATCAATGACGTTGTAATCAACATCATCTGAATAGCACTTAGCATTGAAATCTAAATGACCAGCTAAGTAATTGTGTTTACCTAAAGCCCTAGCCCACATTGTTTTACCACACCTTGAATCACCTTCTATGATGATACTCTTGGATCTCAATGGCCGCGCAGCGGGATCCCTTCCAAAATAATTGTCAGCCCACTCTTGAAGAACTTCCGGAACGTTATTGAATGATGACAGAGGAAAAGGAGGAATCCATTGCTCAGGAGGTTTTCTGAATATCCTGGTGGCGTTAGCCACCAGATTATGATATTGGAGGTAATAGTGTGCCGGCTGCTGCTCTTTGATTATCTGGAGGGATTCCTCCATTGTTGACGCATTTAACGCCTTGGCATATGTGTCGTTAGCCGTCTGTTGACCTCCTCTAGCAGATCTCCCGTCAATCTGGAATTCTCCCCATTCAATAACGTCTCCGTCCTTGTCCAGGTAGGACTTGACATCGGAGCTGGATTTAGCTCCCTGTATGTTTGGATGGAAATGTGTTGACCTGTTTGGGGATACAAGGTCGAAGAATCTGTTATTCGTGCAGTTGTATTTACCCTCGAATTGGATAAGCACGTGGAGATGAGGTTCCCCATTCTCGTGAAGCTCTCTGCAGACCTTGATGTATTTCTTGTTTGTTGGGGTTTGGAGATTTTGGATTTGGGAAAGAACGTCCTCCTTTGTAAGAGAACACTGAGGATATGTTAGGAAATAGTTTTTAGCATTTACTGAAAAAGAACCCCTGCGTGGCATTTTTGTAAATAGGAGTGTTCCTCCGAATGCTTATGCCACGTTGGATAGCTCCATAATCCTATCTATCGGAGGAACTGGGAGAACATTTATACTAGAACCTCCGTTTACGGATCTCGACACACGTGGCGGCCATCCGCATAATATT